GCCAAAAAGTCGATCAACCAGATCGTTTTAATCTTTGGTTGATATAATTATTATCTTTCTTATACAAATTCTGTCTCTTGAAATCAGTTATTACTCTTCTGAAGTAAGCAGGTTTCATTAAGTATATTTCTCTCTTCTTCTCGTTCTCTTTGAAATACCATTCTATAATGTTTACTGGAGTTGCTAATGTATTACCTGCCTTAGTCACTACAGTACCATCAATGTTTAGTTTGTGAGTACCATCATAGTATGCTTTGTCTACTATAGTTCCATCTTCTAATTCATAGTGATGTATTTCTGCCATAGGATCAGTATATTCTTTGGAAATTGACTGATATAATTGTGCAGAAGTTAATGGCCAATCATAGTGTGCATTTACCATATTATTTGTCAATAATATAACCCAGTCATAAAAAGGATCACCGTATGCTTTGTGTGCTAATGTACTAGGTGTATCTCCATCTTTTATAGCATACTTATTGAAGTATACAGCATAATTGAATGCATCCTCCGTTAATTTATATCTACGAAAGAAATTCTTTGCAGTAACATATTCCGATGAAGAAAATGGATAACTTATCGGTTTGGTATCGTATTCTATGTTTGGTACTAATGAGAAATACATATTAGAAAATGTCTACCTCTTCTTTGTAAACAAGTTTTGTTTCTTGGAAACTAACTTGTAGTTCTGTTGCTACAACACCACCAACATTACCGTCAGCACCTACTGTTTTTGCATAGGAACCATCAGGAGTATAGTTAACATCAACCTGAGTGATAGCACACATTTTATATTGTGGTAAGTAACTTGCTGCTGAAGAACCTTCCATGAATGCTACTTTTACAAGATCTGGTACACTAATAAATCCTGCTTCTACAGCACCACCATCTTTACTATTAAAACTAACACCAAAAACTTTATCAACTGATGTACCTGGTAACATAGATCTTTTTAGAGTTCTTATTATCTCTCTTACATGAGCAGCTTCTTCTGCATTTCTTGGTACTAGTTTCCATTTTAATGAGAACGTTCTCATATCTATGTTGTTGAATAGCAATTCAGTGTTTGGGTTGACAACTACACCACCTATTGCTCCAAATACTTCATCATTAGTGAGTACATCACCAGTAATAGAAGATATAGTACCTCTTACTGTATTAGCAGTAAAGTGTGCTCCAAGTCTTTGTGCAGAAGCAGTTACAGCAGCACCAGAAGCCTGTATTTTATTACCCCAACCCTCAGCAGCTGCAGCTGCTAAAGCATCTCTACCAGCAGTACTTAGTGCTTTTCCATTCCAGTTAGCTTTGTATCCTGTAGATAAATCTTCTGGCATGTAAAGCATTATTTGCTTTTCATCTGTTCTTTCATAGGTTGATGCACCATCAATAGTTGATGTGTTATTATATACATTTAGATATCTTTCTTTCGTTGTTGTTATCTCTGTAGTTGGTGTTCCATTAACTTCTCCTAGATCTTTTGATGTTGAGCTAACTGCTTGCCCAGTCTTTGCACTTTGTTGAGATGGTGGAAGGTATTTAAAGAAGGTCATTAATACATAATCACTATCACTTCTTATTGCAGGTGATGCTGGATACCTTAGTACTGTTCCGTCTGGATCTAATGTGCCTCCAATATCTGAGGATCGAGCCTCTTTATTTATTTCTCCTCTCTCCCATTCTCTAGTAATAACTGGCGTTGCCATGTTGACACCAGTAGTTTCTATTATCTTTTTGTTAGCATAGGAATCATAGTTTATCTTTGGATTCAGTCCCATATACTCTGCACTAGATCCAGATGCACCAATGGACATCATATCAGTTATGCTTGGCCCAGAAGTCCAACCATCCCAGAATTTTTGCCAACCATTTTTTTCTTTTGGTTTTTCTGCCATGATTATTTTGCCATCTCTATACTTTGTGGTGTTCCATAACCTTTGACCTTTCTAGTAGCTTTGAATTTGTCATAGAAGTTTTCATCTGTATCTTCCCAAACATCCTCTCGTCTGATTGGAAATTTCACTCCTCCTAAGTCTCTTACGAAGTTTTCGATAGGTAGTAGAACAACAGTGTCCCACTCATTTATAGCAACATCGAGATATAATTGTTGATCGACATGCTTATGGAGATATTTATGCAGACAGCTCTTAGGCATGTCAACTCTACCCTGTGTTAACTTAGATGCTGCAACGATTCTCTTCTTTGTTGCCATGTAATGTAGATTGAATCCCCAGAACTCTTCCTTGTTAGATCTCATTACATATACAAGTGGATAAGTGTCCCAGTACTTGAGTTTCTTCCTTGATTCTGGGTCTGGATATTCAAAGAGATACATGTGACCTTGTACAGCCCATCTCCTCAGTTCATTGGAGTCTGCATTGATTTGATCATCTATAGAATCTCTTTTCTCGTCGCGGAGAAACTTATCAAAATTTGCTTTGTATTGCTTTCCAAGTCTCTGAGTAGTTGCACGATACCATGTTAATGATTTCTTCTCTCCATCCGCTTCTTTTTTTACTCTTTCAAAAAGAGTGTCATATCCTCCATCAGCAACACCTGCTTTGTGTAGTGCTGCTGCCGATTTTCTTTGTAGTTCTCCAAATCCTTGTGCCATTGTTCTATATTGCTAAGTGATCCTCATTTAATATCATGAAGCTCATCTGCCTGTCTTCACAGTACCTTCGGGCAGATTTCCACTTAGCGTAGTTCTTTGCGTAGGTTTTTAATGCATTACGATAGGCAGCAGTATTTTTATTCTTTGTAGTTGGTGGTTTAGTTTGACGTTTTGGTTTAATTTCGATAATATATCTGGATGTCCCTCCTCCTTTGTTTTGAACTTTTATGTAGAAGTCAGGATAATATCGACGAGTTTTACCATCAGGTGCTCTATATGGAATGATAACTGTTTCACTTCCCCACTCTAATATAGAGGGGTTGTTGTCACAGTAAACGATAAATTTACGTTCCCATAATGACCTATAAATCACATTTCTAGTGTTACCACGATACTTCTTGGGATTAATTGGTCTGTATTTCCCAGAGTATGCC